GCCACAGCCGATCAAACTAACGCTGAGATTAGAGCTGCTGTAGAAGCTGCATCTGACAGTAATGTATTTACTGATGCTGACCATACAAAATTGAACGGCATTGAAGCGTCAGCGACTGCCGATCAGACAGGTGCTGAAATAGCATCTTTATTGAATGGACAGCATATACGTACAACAGCACAGATAGGTTATGATTCTAACGATCATATTCAATTTACAAATAACAGCCAATTAGATATTTATTTAAATGGTAATAACGAGTTTAGATTTGAAGCTGACGGTGACTTCCATGCAGATGGAGACGTTATAGCTCAGTCAACAACTACAGCATCTGACAGAAGACTAAAAGAAAATATTGAAGTAATACCTAACGCTCTAGACAAAGTACAAGCACTAAATGGTGTGTCCTTTGACTGGAAGAAAACTGGAGAAAAGAGTGCTGGTGTTATAGCTCAGGAAGTACAAGAAGTACTACCAGAAGCTGTAAAGGAAGTAACTCCAGTAGGAGGTGGTGATAGTCACTTAACAGTTAACTATCATGCTTTGACTTCAATTCTTATTGAATCAATTAAAGAACTAAAAGCAGAGATAGAAGAACTTAAAGGAGGTGCATAATGGCATGTCCTGATAGTGGTCAAATAAAAATCAGTGACCTAGTTGCTGAGTTTGGAGGTAGTGCTCCTCATGCTATGAGCGAGTACTACAGAAATGGTGATAATGTTCCGGGAAATAATACTAACGTTGCAGAATCTGGGCAAATTTCTCTTACTCAGTTTTACTCTGCTGTTAACGAAATACAACAGGTATATAGTTCTAACGCAACAAACCTAAACCTAGCTTCTATCTTCGGTTCTAACTGGAGTAGTACTGTTCCTAAAAGAGTTGTTATCAACAGTGGTGTAACCATTGGTGGAACAGGAAGTAACTATGCTATTAATGTACCTACTGGTATGGCTGGTACATTAATTATTGATAACGCAGGAAGTATTGAGGGATATGGTGGAGCATCTAACGGTGGAACCGGAGGTAATGCTGTCCATTGTGCCCAAACATCTGGAGTCACTATAAATAACACTGGTTCTATCAAAGCTGGTGGCGGTGGTGGAGGTCAAGGTGGTACTGGTGGTACTGGTGGAAACGGCGGTACTGGCGGTACTGGCGGACAAGGTTCTCAGTCCGTTGTTCTTGGTACTTATCCTTATGGTTGTAATGCCCAGACAAATGATATGAATATGCCTAACATGGGGTATTCAAACAAGTTATTTGAATGTAGATCAAGTTATCATAGAAATTTACCACATACAACTCACCTAGGAACTCAATGGTGGTCAGGATATGGATATCAAGGTAAATGTTGGTACTGGCAATGCATGGGAAATCAAATTAATAATGGTGGAGCTGGCGGAGCTGGTGGATCTTCTGGCGGAGCTGGTGGATCTGGCGGAGCTGGCGGAAGAGGTCAAGGATATAATCAATCTAATCAAGGTGGTTCTAGCGGAGCTGGAGGTTCTAGCGGAGGAGCTGGTGCTTCAGGTTCTAGCGGAGGAACAAACGCTGGTGCTGGAGGACAAGGTGGTTCTCGTGGTACTGGAGGGCAAGGTGGTTCTGGAGGTTCTGGAGGTACATTTGGTAACTCTGGAGGAAACGGAGGTACTGGTTCAACAGGAAACACCGGTGCTACAGGAAGCTCAGGAGCTAATGGAAACCATTCAAATGGTTCTGGAGGTTCTTCTGGATCTGGTGGATCTGGCGGATCTAGCGGATCTAGCGGAGGTGCAGCCGGTTACTACATCTATAACCGTGGCTCAATAACATTCAACAATTCAGGCACAGTAGCCGGACAATAATTATGAAAGCAACAGTAAAAGAAATTACCGTATCTACTCTAAAAGTAGAATACGAAGACGGCACTTATGCCTTGGTTCCAATTGAAAAAATGCAAAATAAAGAAGCAATAACACAAACTGTTTCTTCTTATAACAATACAATTGAACCTTTTGATAAAGTCTCTGATGTCCCTGTAAGTGTAGGAGAAGTTTTAGAGGTAACAAGTTCTAGCGAAGACGTTGATGTTGATTATAGAGACGCAAGATTAGCTCATTATCCTCGTGTTAATAGACAAATGGATGCTGCTTATTGGGCAAGAGAAGGAGACGATACACAGCAAAAAGCAGTTGACGCAGAAATCTTAAATGTTAAAACAAAAATTCCTAAAACTTGGACTGGTAAACAATCTGAAGTCGATTCCTTAATGGATTAATGCCACTACCTACCCACTATAAAAATCCTTTTATTTTATCAACAAGTATTCACTATAGATGTCACGACATCTGGAATAAGTTGACATTTAATGATTTAAATATTATTCCACTTCAATGGATTCATATAAGAGAATTTAACCCTAAACAACCTTGGACAAAAATTAAGCAATCAAGAGTAATAAGAGCAGATACAAGATATCCAATAGTTATCTACGAATCTCAACTTGACCCTGAAAACACTAATGTTACCAAACGTTATTGTATCTTTGATGGAAATCATAGAGCGACAAAACTTTTACAAGAAGGTGAAACTGCCGCAGTTTGTTTTATTATGAAACCCAATGTGTTTGATGATTTAAAACAATATTCTCGTCAAGATATAATTAACAGCAATTTTCGCACTACTGGATGTAATGGTTGTGGAGAGTAATGGAAATACCAACTATTGAAATTCCAGCTTTACAAAAAATAGAAACTATATCTATACCTCTACCAACAGCAGAGGTTCCTTTCTATATTCCTATGGTTGTACCTCCTAGTGATTTACAAGCGGAAGAGGAGATAGAAGGAGAAGCATCTGAAGAAACAGAAAAGCCTGTTGTACAGCCAGGAATGAGGAAAATAGATATACCTTTTACAGAAAAACAAATGCCAGTTCCTGAGACTGAGATCTTAGTAACTGCAACTACAACTGCGGTTGTATCAGTAGCTGCCACCCTGACTGCAACAGCAGCGTTTAAATATGTTGTTACAGCTATGAAACCAATACTAAAAACTACATGGAAGAAGATAAGCCAGTCAAAGAAAAAAGTTTCTTAGGCAAAGTAAAAGATATAGCTGAAGATAAAGAACATCAAATTGAATTTCTGGGAACTGTAGTCAGACTAGGCGTTGTTGTCTGGTCTGGTTTTATTATCACTCTTAACTACGTTGAGATACCAATGGTGAAGAAATCTGGTAACTCGGATATCACTTTCGTAGCCAGCGTTTTTACGGGGGCACTAGCCACATTCGGCTTGACGACTGGAAAAAACGGCAATGGTAAACCACCTACTTGCCCAATGATGAAAAAAGACAAACCAAAAGTATGAAAAAATTAATCATACTCTTAGCTCTGTTATCACCCAGCATAGCTAGAGCAAATACTGTAACTCCCCAGTTCACAACTGGAAATATGACCTCATCCACAGTTACAACTCAGACTATAAAAGAGGTAACAAAAAAGGAAGTCATGGGTGCTGCCGTGAATACATGGTCAGGCACAAACGTAACTGCTTCAGCAGACATTGCTGGAACAGGTACAACATTCTCAATTAAAGACGACACTAAAGCTTGGCAGTTGGAAACAACTACTAGAGCTGCTGGAATTATAGAAAAATGGGATATCACCACCGACTACACAATAAACTCCACTACAAATTCCTTCTCTGTCTTCTCACAATAGGCAGTCCGGTATTTGCTGAAGGAGAGACTAATAATAATGCATCGCCCGTAGCAGCCGCCACCGGAAATGTGACCAATTCGGCTATACAATTTCAGAATAATGGTGCTCCTTCGAGACAGCAGTTCAGCACTGGAAACTCGTGCAATGGTAGCACTATGACATTTAGTCCATTTTATATGGGGAACGATGTACAACCTGAGACTGAAGACGGATATGTCATAAACGAAAACTGGGGATTTCAAATTAATTTTATGGTCCCCTTAAATAGAGATTTGACTGAACAATGTCAACGCATAGGTGCGTTACATGAACGGAATATGAAACTCTCACAAGAAATGACTCGTGCCCTTAAATGTGCCGAGCTACACAGGAAAGGTTTCACCTTTCGCCCCCTGACTGATGGTGCAAAATTGTGCCAAGACGTCGTACCTATCCAATTAACTAAAAAAGAAAATGTTAGCAATCCTTAAACCATTCGTACTTTCTGCATTAAAAAGTCCAAAATTTAAAACCTTTGTAGTAGAACTACTAGAAAAATTAGTACAGCAATCAGATAATGAATTAGATGATAAAGCTTTAGCTGTAGTTAAAAAAGGCTTAGGTTTATAAATGTCTTCTCTCCCCACCAAGTTTCCTAATCATTTTCCTACAATTGACAATTCATTAGGAAATGGCATTGAAATTATAGATAACTTTATGCCAGAAGATTTTTTCTTCCCATTTGCATCAGCAGCAATGAGGTCAAATCATTTTTTGCCCTGTGATTTTACAGCAACAGAAATGGAATCTGATGGATGTTTAAATACATTTGGAGATTATATAAAACCTAATGATGACAAAAACTTTGCTGAAGTTATGTTTCAAGCTGTACCTTATGTAAGAAATGTCACACAAGTAACTATTTCTGATTTCTATAAAGTGCATGAAGAACCTATAAATATGATTAAAGATTTATTAAATATAAAAAAATTATGGATGTTGAGATTAAATTGCACAGTAGGTCAAGAGAAACCTCATTTAGGAATGTTTCACAAAGATTTTAATACTGGAAGTTTAAAAACAACTACTGTGACTTCCATTCTTTATTTAAATAGTAATAACGGAGGAACACAATTCCATGATAAAGATGGACCTATTGTTCAATCTAAAAAAAATCGTTTAGTTAAATTTCCTTGCGATACATTTCATGCTGGAATTTGGTCAACAGATGCGAAGCTAAGACACGTATTAAATTTGAATTACGAAGAAAACTAAGGGTACAAATATACCCAGACAAAATTACAAGCCCCTTACAGGCGATTCTGGAGGGGCATTTTTTATGAAAAACAATGAAAAAGGCAACTGAAGAGCAATTTAATGAACTCCACCAGTTAGTCACAAAAGAGTTTTTAGACAGAGTTAAGAGTGGTGAAGCTACTACTCAAGATTTAAAAGCAGCCTGTGATTGGCTGAAGTCGAACGATATAAGTGGCGTTGCATATGATGGCAACCCGTTACAAAAGCTGGCAAAAGTATTACCAGAGGTAGATCCAGAACTTGTAACACGGAGGCTGCATGGCAAGCACTTCTAAGAAATACTATGATGCTAATCCTGATAAAAAGAAGGATAAAAATGAGTATCAAGCTAAATACAACAAAACAAAAAAGGCAAAGCTTTTAATAGCTCGTGCTCAAAGGTTAAGGCGCAAGCTTGGATTAAAAGTCGGTGATAAGCGAGATGCATCACATGATAATAAAAATCCAAAAAGCAATAGCGGAAGAGCACAGCTCAGATCTACGAACAGAAACAGATACGCATGACCCCTTTACTACCTAGTCCAAAACATTACTTACACAACTTAATAACCATGACAAGTTCAGATTCTAAACGGCTCTGGAGAAGAGCTGTAAAACAGCACTTTAATTGTCAATGTGTTTATTGCGGAAAACATTATGAAGAACATGAACTCACGCTTGACCACGTTAGACCTCTTAGCAGAGGTGGCGAAACTCTTACGAAAAACATCGTATGTGCCTGTAGAACGTGCAATCAGGATAAAGGTAGTAGAAACTGGCTCCATTGGATGAGAGACAGATTTGGTCATAGACCATTAAGAGAGCAAACAATAAGCGAACACATCGCCGCGTAAGGGGCGTAAAACTATTTATACACATTCGTACATGAAAGACGTTTTAACGGCCTTACAGAACGATTTCAAGCTGTTTCTGCAAGCATTATGGGAGCAGCTTGACCTTCCTTCACCAACTAGGGCACAATATGCAATTGCAGATTACTTGCAGAGTGGTCCCAAGCGACTACAGATACAGGCGTTTCGGGGAGTTGGCAAGAGCTGGATTACTGGTGCTTTTGTTCTATGGACTCTATTTAATGACCCCGAAAAGAAAATAATGATAATTTCTGCCTCTAAAGAGAGAGCAGACAACATGAGTATATTCCTACAAAAACTAATTATCGAAACACCGTGGCTTAAACATCTACAGCCTAAGTCAGAAGACAGTAGATGGTCACGTATATCTTTTGATGTAAATTGCTCTCCTCACCAAGCACCATCAGTTAAATCCGTTGGTATAACTGGTCAGATGACTGGTAGTAGAGCTGACCTGATGATTCTGGACGACATCGAAGTTCCAGGAAACAGTATGACCGAGCTGATGAGGGAAAAACTTCTCCAGCTATGTACAGAAGCCGAATCTATTCTTACGCCTCATGATACAAGTCGCATTATGTATTTGGGAACTCCCCAAACCACCTTCACTATATATAGAAAACTTGCTGAACGAAATTACCGTCCTTTTGTATGGCCGGCAAGATTTCCAAAAGATAGTACACCCTACGAAGGCTTAATTGCTCCACAACTACAGGAAGACCTAGATAATGGAGCAGAACCGTGGGAACCTACAGACCCAGACAGATTTAATAACGAAGATTTACAGGAAAGGGAAGCATCTATGGGACGAAGCAACTATATGCTTCAGTTCATGCTTGATACCAGTCTTAGTGATGCTGAGAAGTTTCCGCTTAAGATGGCTGACCTTATTGTTACCAGTGTTAATCCTTCTAAAGCACCCGACAATATCATATGGTGCTCAGATCCAAAGAACGTCCTTAAAGATCTTCCCACCGTGGGACTTCCAGGAGACTACTTCTATTCACCTATGCAATTGCAAGGCGAGTGGACTGAATATGCAGAGACCATATGTGCTGTTGATCCCTCCGGACGAGGAACGGACGAAACGGCAGCTTGTTATCTATCCCAGAAAAACGGTCTCATCTACTTGCATGAAGTGCGTGCCTACCGAGATGGGTACAGTGATAGTACCTTGCTCGACATATTAAAGGGATGTAAAAAGTACAACGCTACAACACTTGTAGTAGAAACTAACTTTGGAGATGGAATAGTAAGTGAATTATTTAAAAAACATATTCAACAGACGAAACAAGCAATCCATATTGAGGAAATTCGTGCAAATGTCAGAAAAGAAGACAGGATCATTGACTCGCTTGAACCTATACTTAACCAGCATCGTCTTGTTGTTGACCGTGGGGTTATTGACTGGGACTATAAATCGAACCCAGAGAGTGCACCTGAAAGTAGGCTCCTATACATGCTCTTTTATCAGATGAGTCGCATGTGTCGTATGAAGTTTGCAGTTAAGCATGACGATAGACTTGACTGTCTAGCTATGGGAGTTAAATACTTTACAGATGCTTTATCAATTTCAGCACAGAGACAGATAGACCTAAGAAAGAGAGAAGAGTGGGATGACATCCTAGAACAATTCCTAGATGACCCACAGACAAGTGCTAACCATCTAGTACTCGGACTGGACGTTAACCAGAGACAACAAGCAAGAGGTAACCAAGGTAACAGCTCCGTCCCAACTTGGGTTAAGGGGTAACCCTATGTTTACAGGGGAAGGGTGGACCCTTGTAACTGGGACCTTCGGGTCCCTTTTAATAGACATCCGTGAATGATGTCACTTTAAAACACATACTCCCACCTACCTCTAACGAAGAGGGTGAGTGATGTTCATATTAATAACACTATATTACTTATATATGCCTAAATTAAAGCTGGAGGTATTCCGAAAGTTATACAAGAGTCTGAAGACTCCTTGGAAACCGATCAACTGGTTAATACTGGGTTACTTGATTGGTTGGGAAGAGCAATATATAAAC